CCCGTTCGCATGACGGGGCGGAACGTGCTGGCCGGAAAGGTCTTCGCGGCGGGCGGCGTCGTGAAGACGCCCCTCGAAGGGGCCGAGCCCGAGTACAAGATGAGCGAGGAGTGGATGGCAACCCGCCGCAAGCCCGCCAAGATCGCAGCGTGACGAAGCAGGGGCGCGCCTCATTCGGGGCGCGCCTCGCCCACCCAAAACAGGAGACCGCGATGAAGAAGCAGCCCCTACCGAAAAAGACCAAGGCAGAACTCGAGTTAGAAGCGCTCAGTGCGCAGGTCGAACGGTTGATCGAAGATGTGGCCTCTCATGGCGGCAAGATAGACGATGTGCGCCACCAGATCACATTCGTTCGGGGTGCCATGTACGTTGTCGGGGCGTTGCTGGCGCTTCTCGTGGTCGTGGCCGGCTGGTTGATCACGCACGTCTCAATCGTCCTCAAGCCGTAGAAGAGCTCCGTCCGCAACAGGGTGGCTTGTATTGCGGATGCTTCTATCAGGATCGACGAAGGACCCCACCGACGCAGTGGAATGGTTGTTGCGCCGATTCACCGGATGGGATCTCGAAGCGATCATCAACGAGTTGAAAGACGCGAGGGAGATGGTGAAATGAGCCACGAACTAAGGAAGCCGGTTCGCTGCCCGTGGTGCAAGACACGGCTTGACGCAGCTACCGACCCTTTCGGTGACAGCGCCAAGCCGGAAGCGGGGGACGCAACCCTCTGCATAAAGTGCGGCAAGTTCAGCCTATTTCTCGGGGCGAGCGAACTCCGAAAACCCACCCACGACGAGATGCAGGAACTGATGAGATCACCAGAAGTGATGGCACTCTGGATAATATGGAGAAGTGTGAATGAAGATAATCCACGTAGGTGATGCGAAGTTGATACAGGGGAAGCACGACACGGTGTTCGTACAGCGCCGGTCGATGCTAAGCCAGAAGCTGTACACAATGTGCATAGCGGGGACAACAATCGAGGCGCTAGAATTATACCTGAGCGGCGAGGACCCCCGAATGGTGCAACAGGCGTTCCCCCTCCTTTCGGCGGACGAACGCGAGTTCCTCGTTTCGGGGATCAGCCCCGAAGAGTGGAAAGAGAAGTTCCCACCCGAGAAGGAGGACGAATAGTGGCCAACAAGAGATTTGATGCTTCGACGCCCCGGCCGAAAAGCGATGGGACCGGAAGCTACTGGGTTCGCGTAGGCTCGGCGTTCCAGAATGACCAGAACGGACTGATTACGATCTACCTCGACGCTTACCCGGTCCCCGACAAGGAAGGCGTCGTGAAGATCATGCTGTTCGAGCCGCGCGAGCGGCAGCCAAACCAGCAGGCCCCGGCGCAGAATCATAGAACCACCCGCGAAGCGCTCGACGACGACATTCCGTTCTAGCCATGGCAAAGTGGGTAATGACATCGAAACGGCAGGACGGAGGAATCGTGTTCTGGATTGGACAGCTTCGCGTGGCGAACTTAGTGTTCGTCCGCGACGGCTCGAAGCGAGTATTTCTTCGCACTTTCGATGGTCCTGTGCTCGGCCCATATGAGAATATGTCCGAGGCGATGAAAGAAATGCACAGGCGGCTAAGCACTCCGCCTGCAGAATAGAGAAGGCCAACTTGACACGCCGCGTGCCCCGTGGTAGAGTGGGCACGCGGCGCACCCGCCGCGATAGGAGAAGCAGATGCCGACGAAGACCTACAAGCTCAAAGTGCTTGACCACACCCCCGGAGCAGTCAAGCTCTACGAAATCGATGCCAACGGCGAGAAGACCATCGAAGTGCAGGGCGCTTGCTACCTGCGCAAGAGCGCCGTCGGAAACTTGGAAGTCGGCAAGATCGTGGAAGTCACGATCAAGTACGAGTAAAGGAGCAATCATGGGACAAGACATCGAGGCAGTCATCGCAAAGGTGCGAAAGCTCCTTGCGCTGGCTGGCAACAACACTAACGAAGCAGAGGCGGCAAGCGCCGCGCAGAAGGCACAGGACCTGCTTGAGGCTTACAACCTTGACATGGCCACTGTGAATCAGCAGGCCAAGACGTTCGACGCCCGCGAGGATGTAAAGATGGGCGGCGGGCTGTACAAATGGCAGAGAGCGTTGTGGTTCGCAACCGCCACGCTGAACTTTTGCCGATACTCGTACATTCAAGGCAACAAGGCTGGCGGGACATACGAACACCAGCTGATCGGCTCGAAGGCCAACGTAATCGGTGCCCGCGTCATGGCAGAATACCTCGAGGGGGTCACCGAAAGGCTGGCGAGAAGGTGGGTCAAGGAGAACCGCCCCGGAAAGTCGGTCTTCATCAAGGAGGCAATCGCCTACCGCGAGGGGCTGGCCGGAAGACTCACGAACCGGCTGTGGACCAAGCGGTGGGAGCACCTAGCCGCCGAGAAGGAGCGGATCGCACAGGAACGGGCACGCAACCTTTCGGCGGGCATCGATACGCGTAACGCGGTGGTCCTTCAGGATGTGATCAACACGGAGGAGGACCTGAACGCCGACTTCATCAATGGGTGGGAGCCCGGAACGGCCGCAAGGTACCGGGTAGAACGCGAGGCAAGACAGGTGGCGGCCGAAGCCGCCGCCGAAGAGGAGCTGCGCAAGTTCCGCAAGTGGGCGGAAGAGCACCCCGAGGAAGCGCGCAAGCTCGCCGCAGAACAGGAGAGAATGAACAAGGAAGCCTCCGACCAATACTGGAAGACGCAGACCACGCGCAAGCGGAAGCCCACCGCCGAAGAGCAGCGGCGGAGCACCCCCGCTTACCGCGAGGGATGGAGCAAGGGCGGAGACGTCCAAATCGAGAGGCAGGTGAAGGAGCAAGCACCCGCCCCCCGCATTCGGTGACCCCCACGCGGCCCCCGAACACGGGGGCCGCTCTTCTACAGGAGCGAACATGAGCTACGAGGACATTCTATCAAGCATCAAGACCATGAAGTTTGGCAGACAGGGCAAGTTCGCCCACAAGCTGGACTTCGATCAGCGCTGCGAGATACTCGCCCTTTACCGGACGGGTGTTCCGCGCACGGCGCTTGCCGAAGCGTACGGGCTGGATAGGAGAACAGTCACACACATTTACAACCCCCGGTCGTCGCACTACAAGGACGTGAAGGCCGAGGAAATCAAGCTGGGCAAGGAGGCATTCCAGCGCCAATACATCACCGAAAACGGGCTCAACAAGCTCAAGAAGGTGATGGAGACCTTCATTCCAGTGTCCGAATTTCGGCCTATCCGCAACGCCACCAAATACAAGGGCGTCCACAACGTCAGCAATGAGAACACCAGCGGGCCTCACCGCATTATCATTGCGTGGAGAGAAGCGGGACTTGACAACGTGGGCGCGGGATGGTACTATCAGGATCGCGACGGGCAGGTGCCGGAACAGTGGCTCCACAATGGCGAGGAGTCACGAATGACCAGCAAGTCCTGCTACGAAGCGGCCAAAGAGCAAGTGTTCGACATATAGGAGAATGACCAATGATGACGATGCGACCAACCACACTGGAAGACGTGGATGGGAACGTTATTCCCGGAGGAATCGCTGAGTGTGGGCGATGCAAGGGCAACGTGTTCATCATCACGATGATCCAAACACAGAGCCACCCGCATTACCAGTGCGTTGAGTGCGGCATATCTTATTGCGGCACTTGGGATGGCACCAAATGCGAAGGGATGACCCATTGATCGAACATTCCGACAGAATCCGGCTCTTCAACTGGGTTCAGGCGCGGGCCAACATACTGAAGGCCGCGTTGGACGAATCGTACAAGAGCCCAACCCCATCCACGGAGCGTTTCATCGAAGAACTCCAAACCCAAGGCAAGACGCTCGCATTACTGGAACTGGCCGCAGCCATTCTCGATATCGGCTGGCACGCTCATCTTTCGGAGTACTCGGATGAACTCATCGTTCCAGAGCCCTATCAACAACAAAGTAGCGAAACTGACCCTATTTGAAAAATGCCAGGTGTTCGCTCTGGTTCTTTGTGGGGTGGATTTCGATGAGATTGCCGAGCATTTCGGCGTAACAAGGAGGACGGTACGGAACATACAGCAAGCCAGCGCCACCAACTACCCCAAGGTATTCGCCGAGTTTGTGTGGTTCGGCTCGAAGCGCGCCTTCTGCCAGCGACACATAACCAGCAAACTTGAGGCCAAGTTTCCTACCATTCAGATCCCGCCGAAAGGGGAATGATCATGATGCAGATGTTCATTACGCGAATCGCCAACGAGTCGGCGATGGAATTCTCGAAGCGCCGCAGCGTTGAGTTAGGCGAGGCTGAGAGAATGTGGCCCCGCGCCGAAAAGGTGCGGGATATCCCCAGCGGCTTTACGATGATTTACCGTGGGGAGAACGTCGCGTACTTCGCGGATAAATAAGAAAACGGCCCCGGCGAAATGACCAGAAAACGCCGGGGCCGCACATGTCGGGAAGGAGATACCCGACTTAATCCGTCATGACCAGCAAACCAATCTCATTGACAACCCGTACGAGTGGGTCCTTGGATTCACCGTCTTCCTTTTCGTAGTCGCCGTTTTCATCCAATCCGCGAGCTTCGTCGTCATAACCCAGCGCTCCGGCGATGTTGGCCATTCCCTCTTCGTCTTCAAGGAAATACTGCCAGACGGCGCGTAGCGTTAGCAACTGGTCTTCAGTGAACCCAATATTCTTAGTCTTAGCTGGCATTGTGAACCTCCGGGGTTGTAGGACTCCCGCAGTATACCACGCCGAGTGGCAGCTGTCAAGTCCCTTTCTCACCCCCGCGTGGGCGCGCGGTGCATAGGCCCGCAGCTGCCCCGTGCGTACGGTCCGCTGCCCCGAGCGTATGGGTCGTACGGTGCCCGCCACCCACAGGCCCGCCACCCAGCCGCGCCGCTGGCGTATGGCATCCCGTGGCCCGCGTATGAACCATGTTGCGTGTTTGCATTCAATCTTGACACCGCCCGCGCGTACTGCTATACTGGTGCTATCGTCGAGGGGAAATCATGTTATCAGCTGTCACAGGCGGCTTCTCATTCGAGTCCGCCGATGAGAAACTACTCAGAGAACAGCGCTCAATAACATACCAAATTAACAACAACTTTATTCAAGTTGGTGCCGTTTTCTTAAAACAGAGCGGCAAGACACCGTACGAGAACGATTGGTTCGCGCGAGGGTACCGCGACACAAACCTCCAGAGTTGGATCGATGACCCAGACCACCAAATACTCAATGTCGGATTTAACTTACAGTTCGGATGGGTGGATATTGACATTGATTCGAGCAACCCCGCATATAACCAATGCATCGTTGCCGCACTTAACCATCTTGGGGTCGATACGCGGTTCCAGTTCGGACGGCTTTCGGTGGGGGCTCCTTCTCATTTGCTCGTCCAGCTTGGCGAGTCCGAAGCCTCCAACTTTAACCAGCTAAAGCAATTCGAACCCAGCGAATTCCGGATCGGGGGCGTGCGCCACAAAGTAGAGCTGCGCTCCCTCGCAACAAGCACGCAACAAGCAAACCTAGTCCGTGAAGCCAAACAAACCGTAATGCCGGGATCGATATATGTCAACAAAGTCAAGGCTGACACTTATGACATTTCCGTCTGGTACCAAGGCGGATCCGTTGTTGCCCATTCCGTTGGAGATGTGGCGGTTACGACGCCTCGAAGGACCGAGTTTAACACTATTATCCGAGCCATCGCTTTCGGAACAGCCCTGTACTTGTTCCAACCACATTGGGTTGAGGGATCTAGACAAGTCACCGCCCAAAAAATAAGCGGGTGGCTCGCACGCGTGGTCGCCGAAAGCAACGGGCTAAACAACCACGAGGCGATCGCAGACGACGTATTCTGCCCCGTCGATTCCGACAGCATCGCCGAAAGTCTGATAGAGTTCATCTGCAAATCGCTGGGCGACGACGAGCCTTACATGCGGGTTCGCACATACCGCGATGCGTGCGGCAAGCTCGAGCGAAATCCCGACGCGAAGATTCCCGGCTGGCCGACTATGTCCCAGCTTTTCGGCGACGATGTAGTGAACGCGCTCCGGGCTGTTCTGATGCCCGGTGCCGACGTGTCAATTCTCACCAAGCTCGCCGAAAGGTACATATACGATGAAACTGACGATCTCTATATCGATCGAGAGCGATTCCAAGCTTTTGCCCAATATGCGCACTCCGGCGCCGAATTGGATCGAAGGCATAGAGGGGATTTTGTACGAGTTGGGGGAAAACCCCGACCAGCCTTTAAGCTCTTTGAGATTTCAACTATTAGGAAAAGGGTTAACACACGAGATTTGTACCCCGAACTTGCCCCCGGCGGCATATTCAGAATTGACCGTATTGGTGAGCAAATTAGCGACGATAGCGAGGACGAGAGGGTTGTTAATACCGCCTTCAACACCTGGAAAGGTTGGTCAATCGCCCCCGCAAACCCCATCGACTCGGACTTGATGCAACTGTGTGTAAGCAATCTTGACCAATTGTTATGCTACTTGACCCGAGACAACGAGGCTCAGGCGTTATGGATAAAGCAATGGTTAGCATGGACCATTCAGCACCCCGGCGTCAAGCAGCAAGTTGCGCCTGTTATCGTGGGGGGTCAAGGTGTCGGCAAATCATTCTTCGGCAACACTTTTCTGATGTCCATATTCCAGAGCTTATGGGGCACGGCCTCGCCGAAATTACTGGAAGGAGCCTTTGCCATCGAGCCGTTCATAGGCAAGATGGTCGTCTTCATAGACGAGGCCAAGTTCCACTCCGAAGCTAGCACCGAAGAAATCAAGAAGCTAATCCGCAACGTCAGTATCGGCGGCGCGGAGAAGTTCCAATCGGCGCGAAACTACCGCATCTTTTCCCGCGTCATTTTCGCCAGCAACCACATTGATATGAACTTGGGGCAGGCCAACATACAAGACCGTGCCCTGTTCTACATGAAAGCGTACGATAGAGAACACAAGAGGATGACCGCCGCTGATTTTCGGCGATGGACGGTAACCCTCAAGCCATTCTTCGACAGGTTCAATGAATTGCTCGCCCGCAAAGACGCGCGGGAACATTACATGCGCTACTTTATGGATTTCGAGACGGATCGGCACGCGATAGAGAACACCGAAAATTCAGCGGCCACCGACAACGACATCGTCGCGTCGAACATGAGTTACGCAAGGCGCGTGGCGAAGTTCATCATAGAAGACGGCCGCATAATGGAGGACTCCGACATATCGATGCCGTTCACCGTGTCGGACCTCAACAAGCGCGTTGGCGAAGTGTGCCGCGACATGGGCATGCTCCCTGTTCAAGGTGCGCGAGTAATGGCCGAATTCCGGGAGGCCAGCGTCCTCGAAGCGCACACCGAAAATGGGCGGAACATGCTGCGGTTCAAGTACAAGATCGCCACTCTAACTGAGATGTTTGGCCTCGCTATTTCGGTGACGATGGAGCCCAAGTTCATATTTACCGACGAGGACAAGGGCGACAATGATACGACGCTTGCCTCACCGAAAGGGTGGCGGGGGCTAAACAGGGCTTTATTCCGACGCGTATAGAAGACAACTTGACAGGGTACGTGGCGACATGCTATGATGCAGACGTCGCACCTACCAACCCAACAGGAGTTTAGTGATGGTTAAGAAAGCAACGCAGACCGAGCCCGAGGTTCAGGAGCCCGCACCGGTCACCGAAACCGCCCCGGCCCCGGCCGAGGAGAAGAAGACCAAGTCGATCGTTCCGGCTCGCTACGCCGGGAAGTACAAGAAAGGCGGCGTCGACTCCCTCGCCGAGTTCATCAACGCGCAGTGCTCCGAGAAGGGCACGTTCGACTTTGCCAAGTTCTGGGATCTGTGCAAGAAAAACGGTCTGCCCACCGAAAAGGTGGACCATTACGCCGGGCAGGTCGCCGAAAAGCGGCATGGCGCACAGGGTCGCGCTCGCATGACCCTTCGCAACATGCTCGCTACCATCGTTCGTAAGGACGGCAAGCTCATCGCCTTGGACGGTTCCGAGGCTACCCTCTCACTGCCGAAGCCGACACTGAGTGGAGCCGCTGCGGCGGCGAAGCAGGGTGCAGCGACGGGTGAGGCCGTAACTAGCCAGTATTGAGCCCCCCTCGGATACTAAGCTAGGATCGGCAGGGGCGTCTCCGTGTAGAATCGGGGACGCCCCAAATTTTTTGGAGGATATGATGCACGCAGAAACGTTTAAGTATCTGAATCCCACCGATGAACAGCTTACCAAGATGACCATTATGCGCGGGGTTGCCGCGGAATACGCTAGTTTTGTAGATGCGCACTTGCCCGAGGGGCCAGACAAAACTTACATCCTTCGGAAGTTCCGGGAAGTTGCGATGTGGGTAAACATAGCCATCACCCGCAACCCGGATGGCTCGCCACGCACATAAGGGGTACTTGACAGGGACGCCGCCGTGTGATACAATGGCGGTGTCCAGCATGGGAGCGTGAAGTGAAGCAAGAAACCTACGATTACGCAATGCGAGTGTGTGGCGGCGTGTTGAAGCTCGTGTCCATGATACGGCAAGACACCGCCGAAGTGGTGGCGACAAATGACCACGTTGAAGTAATCAAGCACTACGACAAGGTCCGCAAGCTCACCGAGGAGATCAAGGAGGCTCGCGAAGCCCTCGACGAGATGGAAAAGCAGCTGAGCCGCGAGCAGGTGCCCGAAGTAATGCGGGCGCACAAAATCAAGACAATCACCATCGAAGGTGTCGGCCGAGTATCCTTGGGGAATCGCTGGTCTTGCACCATGCTCAACAAGGATGCTGGGTTTGAGTACCTCCGCAACAACAACGCTGCGGGGCTTATCATCGAGACGGTCAATTCGCAAACACTAGCCGCTTATGCGAAGGACCTGAGCACCACGAAAGGAGTGGAACTGCCAGCGGACATATTCAAAACAGGCATCATGACTTACACGAGCATAACGAAGGCATAACGCAATGTCAGCGTGGTGGTTAGTGGCTGGATTCGTAATAGTGGCTTTAATACCGCCCAAATACGACCCAGCTATCCGCATCAAAGAATGGCTAATGAAGGACAAGGACAAATGGTAGACTTCCAGACCAAGCAGGGAGCCGAAATGGCACAGGCCCTCGCAAAGCGAGACAACAGTAACGTTCCTGATCATCTTCGTCAATTCGCCAAGGCAAAGATCGGCAACATTGACCAGACCGATCTCGTAATACCCCGCATCAAGCTCCTGCAGGCGCTTTCGCCGGAGCTTACCACGTTCGACAACGCCAAGGTCGGCACGTTCTGGCATACCATCGCTAGCCAGAACCTAGGAGCCGAGCTGTTGGCGATTCCGATCGTCATCAAGAAATCCTACATCTTGTGGGCACCCCGCAACGATGACCGGGGCATTCTCGCCCGCGCGATGGACGGCATCCATTGGGACCCGCCCAACGCTGAGTTCACCGTCAAGCCGAAAGGCAGCTCGCAGTCGGTGACTTACTACACCAAGGAGACGGTCGCCGAAAGCGGGCTGGACCAGTTTGGCTCCAGCGTTCCCGGCGACTCGCAATCGACCCCGGCTGCGGCGCTCACATACAACATGCTGTGGTTCCTGCCGGAGTTCCCCGAGTTGAGCCCGTCGGTGATCATTAACACGAGGAGCAGCATCAAGCCGATGCAGCAACTACTGTCGAAGATCGACTCCAAGCCCATCGCCCATTACGTGCAGATGTACAAAATCGGCATCGTGATGGCAAAGGGAGCCGAGGGGCCATACTACAACTACACTTACACCGGGGTGGGGTTCGCCGACGGACATGAGGCGGGCATCACCGCCAAAATGTACGAGCGATTCCGCGAGGCCGCGTGGCAGGCAAATGAGGAGGCATCCGACGTCTCCGAGGATAACCGCCCCGAGCGGAGCCCCGGCAACCCGGAAATGGCTAGCAAGTTCTAGGCGCGTCCGCATATTGTAGCGCCTGGAAGGCGGGGCCGGTTGTTGCCCATGGCGATCGGCCCCGTCCCCATCGAAGGAAATAATCATGAGAAAATGGATAGTTGTCACCGTCATGACGTTGAGCACCCCCGCTTTCGGTGCGTCCATGGAATACTGCCGCCCTTATGCGGCTCAGGCCGCCGAAATGCTGATGAAGTACGTTTGGCTCCGGGCTTACACCAGTTGCCTCAACTATGACGAGGAACCGAAGTTACCAACATCCCAAGCCACCCTGTTCCAGCTGATCCCGCCCCCTCCCGGTTCCGTGCCCGCGACGGCAGCGCCGAAAGAGGTGCCAGTTGCAGATAACGGAAAGGCGCTTTGCATCAAGCACAACATGCGCACAGTTTACAAGGGCAGAAGTTGGAGATGCACCAAATGATTGACCCAGAACTAGCGCTCAAGATCGTCCGACAATCGAAGCTGATAGCCTTCGACACCGAAACGACGGGGCTAACCGTCAAGGACAAGGTCTGCGGATGGGTAATCACCGATGAAGAACATTCCATTTATGTGCCTGTTAGACACGGGGGCGGCGGGAACATCCCCAACGCCGAGGAATTCGAAAAGGCCCTCTATAGTGCCTTTTATAGTCGCTTTCTTAATAATTTTCCTGCTGTGGGCCACAATATTGGGTTCGATTTACGGGTTGCTGCTCGCCACGGGGTGGTTATAGCCGGACCAGTAGAGGACACAATGATCAACGAGTCCATAATCAACGACCTCACCGTTGGTTACGGGCTCGAAGAATGTGCTGCCCGACACGGGGTAACAGCGAAAAAGGGAGCAGAACTATATGCCGCCATCGCAGCCAAGTTCGGTGGGCTCGCCGACCGGAAGCAGATGCAGCACTTTTCGAAGATGGCTGGAGACGATCCTGTCGTCGTGGATTATGCTACCGGTGACGGGACCACCACCTTACAACTACGGCAGGTTCAGCAGCCCATCATCGATCGCGACGATTTACGGCGGGTCTGGCGGCTGGAATGCGACCTTATCCCCTACCTCGCGCGAATGCACAGCCGGGGGTTGCGGATCGACGCCGAGTACTCCGAACGGATTGCCGTCGACATAAAGGCCGCCATCGAAAAGGCGCAGACACAGTTTCCACTAGGGTTCAACGCCCGGTCGCCGAAAGATGTGGAGGGATTGTATCGTGCCAACGGTTATCAGGATGCTGACTTCGCTCTCACCGAACAGAAAGCGGTGTCGTTCCGGGAAAAATGGCTTGAATCTAACGATATTGGCCAGTCTATCCTCGCCGTACGAAGACTGGAGAAAGCCCGTGACTCGTTCATTAAACCTCTCGTGGATACACACAATTTCGGCGGGCGCGTTTACCCAATACTCAATCAGTCAAAGTCGGATGACTATGGTGTTGCCGGAGCAAGGCTGTCCTGTTCGGAGCCGAATCTACAAGCGTTCCCAAAGCGAAACATCGATATTGGCCGAGTGGTCCGAAGATTAGTAATTCCGGACGAGGGGATGCTGATCGAAGAGGCCGACGCCAAGCAGCAGGAACCCCGCCTGTTTACTCACTACTCCGAAGAACCGGCCCTCGTCGAGGGATACCGAAACGGCACAATGGATATGCACGACCGGGCCAGCGAAGTGCTGGGGCTTGACCGAGAGGTAGCCAAGCGGCTCGGGATGGGAATGCTGACGATGATGTCGGTTCCGACGCTGGCGGGTCATATGCGTTGGGACACAGAGCGAGCACGTGAAGCGCACGGCGCGTTCCTCACCGATGCCTTCCCCAAGATCAAGGAAATGCAGCAGACGGTCATGTCTGTTTTTCGGCGGCGCGGATACATCAAAACCATGCTGGGCCGTCGCGCTTATTGTGATGATCCGAAGTATGCCTATCGGGGCGTGAGCCGCCTGATTCAGAACAACGGCGGCGACCATATAAAGACGTGCATTCTCCGCGCCAACCAATACGAAGACGCGCACCCCGACAAGGTGCAGATGTTGCTCTCTATTCACGACTCCATGCTGTGGCAACGAACCCCAGACCACAGCCCCGTCGAACTGATAAAGGTCATCGAAAATGTGGCCGAAGAGATGAAACTGATAGTTCCCATACCATTTGGGCTCGGAAGCGGGCCTGATTGGGCTCGAGCCAGTTATGGCAGTAAACTAGATAAGTACGAAGACTAACTTGACACGGAGGCACGGGTGTGATATGATCGACATACTCAAGATGCACGCGGAAATGACAAAGGGATTGTTTGCGCCGTTCTCATCCGCCGATGAGCGCTACCTTTCGCTGTGTCTGTGCGGTGAAGCAGGCGAACTCGCCAATTTCATCAAAAAGCGCTGGCGCGAGGGCAATGACATGTTATACGCGGAGGAGATTAAGGACGAAATCGCCGATGTTCGAGTGTATCTCGAACTGATCGCCGCATGCTTTGGTATTGAAGGCAAAAAGCTGGACGAACGGGTCCAGAGCAAACTGGCCAAAGTGGTGGAGAGGCGCAAAAATGCCGTATCGTGAGGGCGACGAAACTGTATCATTCGAGGGAAGGATCGAGGTTTCCACAGCGAAAGCACACCTCGTATTCCCCACAATGGGACCGGAACAGGTGTGGGTCCCGAAAAGCCAGCTCGTTAAGATGTCGGAACCAGACGCCGACGGGCTGCGCGTATTTACAGTAACAGACTGGTGGGCCAAGAAACAAAAGGACCTGTGATGTTAGAATCCGAATTCAAGGATCACATAATCAGGGATATTCGCAAGGAAGGAGGATACGCTCGCCGAATAGAGGACAGATTTTCGGTGGGCCAGCCGGACATGTTCCTCATACCGAAGCTGTGCCCCGCGATGTGGATCGAGGCGAAGATTATCAAGGGCAACCTGCTTATTCCACGCCCGCGCCAGTTCATCGAACTGCAGCGGCTCTACCGCCCACCACATTGTATCACTTTCATGATTGGTTGTAAAGCAGATCGAATGTATATCGCACCACCCGACATGAAAGTGCAGTTGTTGTCTTGCTTAGAATCCACACCCGGCGAAAGGGTGGGCGATTTCATACGACGGGCAATCAAGGAGGAAGAAGGCATTGAGCGATCCTAAGACAGCAAGGCAAGTGTTGGAGCAAGCCATCAACGCAATCGAGGAGGGAACCAAGAAACACGGCGACACCGCTAAGTCGTTCACCATGATCGCCGAACTGTGGAACATATACCTAAAGCACAGATGGGACAACAAAGTATGGGCGATTCATCCCCACGACGTGGCGGTTATGATGTCGCTGCTCAAAATCGCACGAGCCGCCCACAGTTATAGCTTCGACAACTATGTCGACGAGGCGGGTTACACCGCACTTGCCGCCATGCTTCACCCAACAACAACAGCACCACATCCGGGCAAAACCAATGAATCTGTTTGAAAAAACCGGCGTCCACGTCCTCGTCGATGGACAATTCGGCTCCACGGGGAAGGGAGCGCTTGCCTCATTCCTAGCACGCGAGGCCGTCGAAAGCGGGGCCATAAAGGACTTCCAAGGGGTAATCACCAGCGCGGGGCCTAACAGTGGCCACACTAGCTATTGGGGGCACGGCAAGATCATACTCAAGCAGCTGCCCACTTTCGCTGTCCAGGCCCATCTTATGGGTTACACGATCCCGGTGTTCCTGTCGGCCGGGGCGGTGATTAACCGGGACCAACTGTTCTTCGAAGCCAACACGTATCCCAGCATTCCGATACACGTTCATCCGAACGCAGCGGTGATCACCAAGGAAGCGATGCAGGAGGAGTTGAAGGGCAGCATCCGGGATATCGCCTCAACGCAGAGCGGAACCGGTGCGGCGCTCGCCCACAAGATATATCGCGAACCAGAGGCCATCGCTAAGAATAGCCTTGGCCCCACGCCGAAAAACGTGGTGATATCACATGTTCGCCCCAAACCGGACAGTAACGCCTATTTCATGGAAGTGTCGCAGGGGTTCTCGCTCGGCATCAACTCCGAGTTCTATCCCCATGTAACCAGCCGCGAGTGCACGGTTATGCAAGGCATCGCCGACGCCCGCATTCCGCCGCGACACGTGGCGAAGACCTACATGTGTGTTCGGACATACCCCATACGGGTCGGGAACCTAGGGACGTACTCCAGCGGCGATTGGTACGAAGACCAGACCGAAACATCATGGGACGAACTCGGGATCGATCCGGAACTCACCACGGTTACGCAGCGGGTTCGCCGGGTGGCCACCTTTTCGATGAGGCAATACATCGACGCCGTCTACGCGAACGATCCGGATTGGGTGGCGGTCAACTTTATGAACTACCTGAACGACGCCAATCAGGCTGAACTTATGGACAACTTGATGGAAGCGCGGGCGCTAGTTTCTAAAGACCACGGCTTCATCGCCGGGTTCGGCCCCCACGCATCGCAGTGGAGGATATTGTGAACCCAATCTTCAGCGAACTAGACATGCGCCTTTCGGTGGTTCCCCGTTGGGTGGTGGTCCCGACGATCCAGAAGCAGAGCGTGGCGGAGCACTGCTTCAACGTGGAACGGATCGCCCGCCAGATTGCGCAGCAGTGGTTCAATATTCGCGACACCGACCGGCTGGACCGAATCTCCCAGCTGGCGCTCCATCACGACGATGACGAAGCCATAACGGGAGACATTCCCTCCCCCGCCAAAACGATCCTCAGCGAAAAGTACCTTGACAACCGCGCCCGCCTGTGGTACAATGCCCACGGATCGCTGGGGCTCATCGTGAAGCTGGCCGACTTAATGGAGATGTACCGATTCTTGGTTATGGAAACCATGCTTGGAAACCAGTATATCGACGAGTATTTGACAGAGCTTCTAAACAAGGTAAGGAACGTCTACCCCGACCAATACAAGCGGTGGTTACAGTGGTCCGACGAGATATGCGCAATGAGGGGAACTACAATTGACCCAACTTTTGGAAGTACAAAAAGCGGCACTGAAAGCAGCGTATGACAAGCCGGGCTTTGCCTACTGGATGGAAATGGGGCTCGGGAAGACGCTTACGGCGCTTTCCGAGTTTGACTCCCTAGTCCACGAGGATAAGGTAACGCGGCTGGTGGTGGTTTGTCCCAACTCGTTCAAGGGCGGGTGGGTCAGCGAAATAGAGAAGCAGGAAATTAACGTCGATCCGTGGGTATACGAGAGCGGCGCGGACAACAACGTATTTCTCAAGCGTTCGTTCAAGAAGCCACCGGTCTTGATCGTAAACTACGAGGCGATACGGCGAGTAGGAACTCAGGAGTTTATTCGGCGGTTCATCGCGGGCCGAAAATGTATGGTCGTTTTCGACGAGAGCATCCAGCTGAAAAATAACAAGGCAGACCAAACCAAGGCCGCGATATCGCTGGCCTCCGGTTTTCGGTATGCCCGCATCCTTAGCGGCAAGCCTATGACGCAAGGCCCCCACGATTTGTGGGGCCAGATGCGAGTCATCGGGAAGCTTAACGGCTACAACTTCTACGCGTTTCGGGGCATGTTCTGCCGGATGGGTGGTTACCTGAACAAGAAGGTGATCGGCGTCCAAAATGAAAAACAACTGGCGGAGCTAGTCGATCCGCACGTGTTTCGGGCGACGAAGGATCAGTGGACGGACTTACCGCCGAAAGTGTATACCATCCGCGACGTTGAAATGGGCCAACGCCAGCACCAGCAATACCGCACGATGGAGCGGGATTTCGTCACGTGGCTCGAAAACGGCGACAACGTCTCCGTGGACATGGCGATCACGAAATACACCAAGCTGGCCCAGATACAGTTCGGCTTCCTGATCGACGAACTCGGCGAAGTCCACGAGTTGGTGGAGCCCGAGGCAAACCCCCGAATTAACGCCATCAAAGACATGCTGGACGACGAGATAGTGGGCAAACTAATCGTTGTGTATCACCACCGTTATGCCGGAGCCGCACTGCTCAACGCGCTGTCGAAGTACGACCCGGCCATTATTCGGGGCGGCATGAGTGACGCCGAACTCACCGGGGCGCGGTATCACTTCAACAATGACCCGGAGTGCCGCGTCATCCTAATTCAGACCACGGCTGGGCGTTACGGACATACCCTGCTGGGCCGGAACACCCCGACGGAGCAATGCTCCACGATGGTGTTCGCCGAAAATACGTGGTCCCTCGACACAAGGTCCCAGCTGGAAGACCGGATGCACCGAATAGGGCAGGGGGCTGATTCCTGCCTCTACGTGGACTTGGTGGGTTCCAGCCTCGATCGCCGAATAGTTCAGGCCCTCCAGCAGAAGCAGTCGGTGTTCGACGCCGTGATGAAGCACATTGGGCGTTAGAGTCCTAGATTTCGGAGAATCTTGTATAAGTTGGTAACGTTTTTAGGGTCCACGGCTGGAGCGGCGGGGGTTCGTTTCTTGATCAGGTCCATCATTTCGTTGGTCAGCTTCTTTGCGCCACGGTCTGCCACGCTGCGACCGTACATGCCAAGTGCCGGGATGCCGGGGAACGTCGCCAACCCTACCAACGGATTCATGGCATAGGCGAGGGACATACCGCCGATACCGGACGATATAACGCTGGGAAGTGAAGCCAAGTGCCCAGCAAATCGAGCCCCCTTCATGGCGGGGTCGCCCTTATTAATCCTCTGGAGCGCGTCCAACTCTTCGGACGAAAGATGCTCTACCACGCGCCGGTCGTTTAGCAGACCCTCTACCTGAGTACCTATCGCTTTATCGAAACCGTGACTATTGGGTCCCGCCGCGTGGACTTGCGCCCGCTTAATGGCTTCCTCTACCCTACCCTCCGCTATCGCACGCAATTCCTCCGGGGTGGCTTGTCGCTTTTGCTGAGCGCGCTCTTTCTCGCGTTCTGCCTTGGATTTGCCGGTCTTCGCACCCGCCGTACCTTCGATGATAGTGGCCTTGGGGTTCGGGGTCTTGGTTCCAGGCTTGGCTTTATTTAGTTGTGGCTGGTTCGGTTCAACGGTACCCGCCGCCGCCTTTCGGGGAACAATGTCCAAAGGTGCGGCAGTAGCTTTGCCCTGAACAATACCCTTTGCTCGCAGATTTGCCGCGTGCGCCAGCTTGGCGTCTTTATCCGCTTGTTCCAGAGCCGCCGCCGTCTTCGGATTCTTATCGGCAAGGAACCGCTGATGCGCCCTTGCAAGCCTCGCATCCGCGTCGTCGTATTTCTTCTGGGCGATGGCCTGCTCTTCCGGAGTACCGGCGGTTCCTTCTGCCCTTGGCCCCGGATCGGCCAGCACGCCTTTCGGCGCGGGGTCAGCGAAATTAGCGATCCTGTCATCCAGTTCCTTCAACGTAGCCCCTAGGCGCTGCCTCTGCGATGCTGTTGCATTGCCCGCCGAAAGCTGGCGGTCAATTACCTCGCGCTGGGCTTGCAGGGATGCCAACGTCTGAACAGCCGGTTCCGCAGCCAGCGGACCAGCCGGAGCGACGGGTGGAGCAGCAGGAGGAGCCGCTTCGGCAACCGGAGCGACGGGGGCAACTAGAGCCGCCGTAGGAGCCGAAGGAGCCGCCGAAAGTTTGTCGATAGTTTTGGTATGCCTGTCTATTGAATTGGTAAGGGCCGTCTTCTGGTGGGCGAGCGAATTTCTGCGGGCAAGCCCCAGATTCGGGTTTGCAAGCTCTGCATCCACGTCAGCCAGAGCCTTCTGGGACCGTACCAAACCGGCCTTCGCGTCGGTTAGCCGTTTTGGCTCGGCTTTCGGTGCGACCAGAGGGCCTGCCGGAACGGCCGCAGGAGCCACAGGAGGCGCGACGGGCGGCATAGCCGGAGCGCCCTGAGCCAGCGGACCAGCGGGCGGAGGCGGGGCTACGGGAGGGGCAGCAGGAGGGGCTGCAGGAGGCGGTAACGGAATGACGTCGAGCGGCCCCGGCCTCTCTTCGGGGACCGCCATTGCAGGCATGTTCGCTTCTTCCCCGATCTTTACTCCAGCTTTCTCAACATTGGACGGAGTCGGAGCACCCGGATCGACGGGGCGAACCCTCGGGCCTTTCAGCCCAATGGCATCGGCGGCGCTCTTAGCGCCTCGCGACATTCTACCACCTAGCTGTTCATCCAGCCACCTTGCCGCTCCCGGAATAGCACCGATGGCTTGGGCTATTGCGTGACCGCCCGCGCCGAAAGCACCGCCAACAGCCGCGCCCTGTTGCACATCATCGCCATGCATTGCAGCATCGGCCGCGCCGTAACCAGCGTTCTCCAAGGCGGATGTTATCAACCCGGCAATGAACTTGACATCTTTCGGTCCACCGAGCCACTTGGTAACCCTTGGAACAGCGGTGGGAAGCAGCGGAGCCGTGCCGATCGCCCCGAGCACGTCCATTTCCGTTCCACCGCCGACTTCCATCCTTCTCTTTTCGGTCTCATATTTTTCAGCCTCATAGCCTTTGGAACCGGGCATCGCCGAAGCGAATCGGTCGCCAAGACCGAAAGCAGAGTCAGCCAGAATGCGCCCCGCGGAGTCTACGGAACTGAGCAGCCTTTGCCCGAGCGGCAGATGCAGATGCTGCTGGCGAACGATACCCGCTATCTGAGCTTGGAGCGCGTCGTAGGACTCGGCCTGAGTTTCGCCGGGGGCGTCGTACGTGTCCCCGTTCGGCATCTCCCAACGCCAATACTTGGGTTCTTCGGCCATTACTTCTCTCCCGGCTTAACGGGGCGAACCTTGAGGCCCTTGTAGGTGCCCGTTGGTTCACCAGTATCGGACACCGCCTCTTCCATCGCCGCGTCAATTTCATCGTAGGTAGGAATACGATACCCGTTGCTCTTTGCGTCTGGTGATTTTGGATCGTAGACACCGTTCACCATTAACTCGCGGGCTGCCTTATATTGTACCAAGTTGCGTCGAAGAACCTGATCATTGTCCCACTGGTCCAGCGAACCTAAGGCCCGCTTTAGCAACAAGGCATCAGAATCAGTGACGTTGCCCAGAGCGCCACCGGTATCTGAAGCCTGCCGCATTTCATTGAGAGACTCAATGGAAGTGGACGAGTTGATGACGCCTAGATTGTTTGCCAACGTGCGCTGTGAACCGCCCGGCTTCCAGTTAAGAGCCGCGCCCCAACCGGTAACACCTAGCCACGAGTGTTTATTTTCGTCGATGGCTCGAATGGCATCATCGACAGCGCGGTTGATAATCCTAAACTTAACGCGCTTATTGACGCCGGTGTTTTCTTTCTTCGACTCCGCCAGCGCAGCCTTAACCTCGTCATCACCCGTCTTCTGTTGGACAGCCAGAGTGTCGGCCGCAGTCTTGGCGGTTTCAGCCTTGGTTTTGGCTTCATCTAGAGCAGCAGGACCGGTTTCGCCGCCGATCTTGCGAGTAATAACAGTCCCATCCGGGTTGCGTAATGGTTCCAGAGTGTCGGGATCGGTAACTACTTCATAGCCTTCTTGAACCTTGCCACCAACTCCACCAGCTCCGCCAGCACCCACCGAAATAGAGGTACCACCGAAAGCACCTATCTTTACCAGCTGGGCTGGGGACAGAGGCTTGAGGCCACGCTTCGCGCGATCGGCATTTACAAGTTCCGTGATAGCCTTCTCTTTCTCCAGCGGGTCTTTCGGCGCGGTCGTAGCGAGTATCTGCCCATTGTCGATGCGCTTTCCGGAGTCCTTTTCAACCAGCACCTTGCTGCCGTCTGCCTGTTCAACATATATCGTATCAGGCACTTTCTTCGGCGAAAGGGTCTTAACCAGAGCACCGGTATCCTTATCAATTAACATCTGGGTGCCGTCTGCCGCCGTCACAACCTCATTGTTCGGCTTAGAAGCCTCCTTAACGAATTCGTCGAGAGCGTCCGTCTCATTGAGATAAGTAGCGGCTGCTTCGGTGATACCAAACTGCTTCTGAATGAGTGGCAGATACTGCTCACGAAGCTTCTTGGACGCAGCCTTAGCCGCCGCCTCATCCTGCTTAATCTTCAGTTCGCCCTCTTGGACCGAAAGGCCACCCTCCGAAACCTTCTGAGCCCGCTCTTTCAGAGCCTGATCAGCCGGAGCGTTCTTAATATCCAGTTGTAGCTTCTTTTCGGCGAGGGTTGGTCCCGTAAACACGATGGGCTTACCATCCTTACTGCCAACCGGCACCTTACTAACCTTGTCTACGAGTATGTGATTTCCATCGCCCGCGTCGATGAACTCCGTTTCAGGCGGGTTGTCTGGGGAAATTTGGTGAATAATGTGTCCGTCGCGCGTGTCGATAAGCATCTGTCCTTGACGGCCGGACTGAACCACTTGCGTGTGCGGCTTCGCCATCTCCTGAATAACAGTATCAAGCCCGCCCGTGCGATCCAGATACTCAAGGGTAGCGGGGTCAAGGCCGTATTGCTTGCCCAACGCTGGAAGCTGCGACGCACGAGCAGCACGATCCGTTTGTTCCTGCTGCATCTTCTGCAGAGCAATGAGATTGTCCATGCTCATTCCACCCGCGCCGGAACCAGCGCCACCCTTGCCGATGGTTGCAAGCAAAGCATCACGGTTGTCCTGATACGGCGAAAGACCAGCAGCAATCATCGTCGCGCCGCGCTGGAAAGCTGCCGTTCGCTGGCTCTGCTCCATCAGCTTTGTGTACATCGCCACAAGGTCTGGAGGCGACTGATAAGCCTGTGGTTGCGCCGGAGGAGCAGCTGGAGGAGCGCCGCCATCGGTAGGAACAGCACCAACCGGAGGAACAGCACCAGACGCAGCCTTTATCGCATCGGGGGTTAGTTTGCCCCCGCTCATCAATGTCTGCATCAGCGCGCCAATGTTAAAGGCCATCACTGTTGTCCTGTTAGACTAAGACCATACCGCTTTCGGCGACTATCCAGTAGAGTAGCCATTAGGGCAGAAGCCCCGGCGCTCAAATCTGCGCCTCCGGAGCCCGCCGAAATAGGGGCACCAACGGATTGAACCGGAGCCTGTTCCTCGGAGGTATTGACGTTGCCACCGATACCTTGCTGTATCATCTTCAAGCCCGCCGCCATCGGATCAGAAGCAGCCGGAGCAGCCGGAGCCCCCGGAGTCGCGGTAAGCGTGGTGCCCACCGAACCGGGCTTAACGCCGCCGAGCGAGTTGACGAGCCACGCCGGGGCGTTTGCACCCCTTCCGCCCGCGCCCCAGACACCGGGCGTGCCGAACCCGACATGGAACGTG